TGCCTGCAAGTAGTTTTCGAAGTTCGACGGACGGAACAGGGTTTCGGGGTTCAGGTATTCGCTCATTTTCGAATCGTGCAGCCATGTGCGACATTTGTAGTCGATCACCGTCCGCATTTGCGATTCGGTGAAGCCTTCCCGCATCCTGGCAATGATGCCTTTGCTGTTTGTGCCGACATTTACCCGGAATTTTCGCCCCGTCTTTTCGTTCAGGTGAGCAATAACGCGGGCGGCGGTTTCGATTTCTTCCTCTGCCTGTTTGGTGCGCCCTGTTTTCACGGGCTTTGTTTTCGGCCCCGGTGCGATTTCTTCCACCACCGTTACCCCGGGTAATTCCGGGTCTGTGATCGATACGCGAAGCGCCGGCCCCCGGTGAGGTGAGTGGTTTTCTTCTGCTTCGACGTCGAATGTTTCGGGTTCAATATCTCCAACTTTTTGGAAGGGGGGAATGAGCGGGTCGCTTGCGCCCGCGTTGTTTTTATCTTGTATTTTATTTTTGTTTTTATCTTGTATATAGGATGCCGGTAAAATGGATTGACTACCCGGTAAAGAGGATTGACTACCTACCCGCAAAATGGATTGACTACCCGGTAAAGAGGATTGACTACCTGATACTGGTAAACCCTCTTTGCTACCTACTAAATAAAATCGCTCGTTTACGATCTGCATCCGGCTGCGTTCGCCTGCACTTCGTTCTACTTTCAGGTACCCCAATCGCTCCAAATTATTCACATAGTAAGTTACATTTTGCGGGGTGCAGTGTAGCCATTCCGTAAAATGCTTTCTTCCTGCGTAGCACCATCCCGTTTCTTTGCTTAATGCGTCCACCTCTCCCAAAATCATTTTTTCGGCGGGTGAAAGTTCTTTTGAAAGCCAAATGTTGGCCGGAATAAAAACGCCTGTAAAAACGTGCTTTGCCATTTTGGTAAAATGAAAAAGCGCCTATCAGAGTGCGGGTCAGGTTGTCAAGCCTGAAGCGGGGGAAGTCGTAAAACCCCCTTTGCCCGCGCTCTCATAAGCGCTATGTAAAAAACAGATTCGACTTTTTTAAACCGGATTGACAGCCCGGTTGCCTCATTCGGCACAACAAAGATACATCAAATTTCAATTTCTGCAAATTCTTCTTCAAATATTTCTATCGGTTCGTCGTCTCCCATTTTGTCAAGCGCCTTTTCAATCACTTCCATTTTTCGTACCAGCGTTTCCGCCATTTTTGCATCCAAAGAGCCATCAAAAACAAGTTGCTGAATAAGTGCGTTGCCTTCCTGGCCAATGCGGTGAATCCTATCCTCTGCTTGTAGCATATTCGCAGGCGTCCAATCCAATTCCGCAAACAGCATTTTTTGCGCTGCCGTAAGCGTGATGCCAACCCCCGCCGCATGAATTGACCCGATGAAAATATTACAGGTCGGGTCATTTTGGAAACGGTCAACGTTTGCACTTTTGTCCGCTTCGCTCATTCCGCCGTATAATTTCACTGCCGAAAGGCCAAATTCGGCTTGTAATGCGTCGATCACGTCACGGTGATGCGCCATTACTACAACCTTTTCGCCTTCTTCTACAATGCCTTGCACATATTCTACCGCAAACGGAATTTTTGCAATCGCCAATTCCTTGCGAATAGCGGCCATTTCAGTGAATGCGATATTGTGCGTTTGCCGCAACTGCCCAACTGCTGCCCGGTATGCCTCATCATTTTTTTGCGCTTTTGCGGCCCGGACTGCTTTTTGTAAGCGCTTTATTTCTCCCTCGAATTTCTTTGCCTGCGCTTCTTCTTTCCGGATAAGCCCGGCTACCGAATCAGACGGCAGCGCAACAACCTGCCTGGTTTTTGGCGGTAATTCTTTCAACACATCTGACTTTAGCCGCCGTATCATTCCGCTTGCCCGTAGCAGGTTTTGCAGTTCATCCAAGTTTGAAGCGCCTGTAAAATCCCATCCCCAACCATTGCTACGCGCATCGCAATACCGCCTGCCAAACTGGAAAAAATCATTGAAAACAGACGGCCAAAGGAATGACACCAGCGGGAAAATTTCAATCGGTCGGTTTGTTATTGGGGTGCCAGTGAGCAGTATTTTACGTTTTGCGGTAACGCTTTTTATTTTCTTCCCATGCCCCAAAATTGCAATTGTCCGTTTTGCTTTTGGGTTTTTCATGTAGTGCGCTTCGTCTGCTATAAACAAATCCCATTCAACCCCCTTTATCTCTTTTTCGTACTTCGCGGCTATGTCGTAATTCATTACCACAATTTCTACATTTACGGGGAATGTGTCGCCGGAGTTTAAAACGTGGATACGGTAAGGCTTTGCAAGCCATCGTTCTAATTCTTTTTTCCAGTTCAATTTTAATGTTGCAGGGCAAACGATCAATACTTTTTCCGGGTTCGTGGCATTGATAACGCCAACTGCCTGAATCGTTTTACCGAGGCCCATTTCGTCGCCTATAAAAGTGCTTTCCCGGTTACAGGCGAAAGCGATACCGGCGTGTTGATACGGGAAATAGGTTTTACCGTTTGGTGCAGGGATTTCAAAGCCTTGTGCGGTTTCTGCCGAGCGAGACATTTCTATTTTTTCCCCTACTTTATCCAGTTCCGATTTTGCGTTTTCGTCTGCGTGTTGCCGGAATTTTTCGGCAATTGCAGCGACGGCAGTAAACCAACGTTTAGCGGCAGGCTCCCACCTAAAACCAGCGGCCTTCAATTCATCCTTTTCAGCAAAAGAAGATATTGCCTCAAAGCGGTTATTTTCAAATACAATTTTCATTTTTTAATCTTTTCGTGAATGACACGACAAAGATATTCCGATTGCTCTAATTAGCAATACCTTTTAGTAAATATTTTTCAATCTTGAAAAAGCGCACTTCTTTCCACTAATTTTTTTTCGGCCCCTCCCAAATGATACACTGCATACCTGCCGCCATGCCCGAACATCGAAACGAAATCGACGTACCGTGTTTCGATTGCAACCCCCTGCTTTCGCAAGTCTGAAATTCTGGAGCGCAACGCAGCGCAGCCGTATTCTTTCCATGCGGTAGGCATATCAATGCTGCCGTGCTTTTCGAGGTGCCGGTGTATGGCTGAAAGTTGGGATTTTGCTTTGGTGGATGTGTCGGTCATTTTTCGGATTTTTCCATATTTAAATGAAAAGTGAAATGATAAATTCGCAAATTCGTGTGCCGAAAAGTAGGTCTACCGCGTGAATATATGCCAGCCAAACGGCAAGCATGAACGGCAAAACGAGCGCAGCAACCGGGAACCAAAACCATTCTGTTGAACCATCGCCCCGGTAATATCGGCAATTCAGGAAGGCGAAACGCCGGTGCAAATCCTGCTCTATCAGATAGGCTCCCGGTATCGGAACAACCATAACCACCACAGGCCACCCGAAAACGGCGCGGTCTACCTGCTTTGCCCGGTCTTTCGCAGTCTTGCCGGTAATGCCGATTTTCCACCACCACACAAACGGGAAATGAACCATGAGGTAAAGAATGTGGCCGGTTTTGGATTTGTTCATACCAAGCAATTTTGCGTCAAATGGATTATGCTTTCCCCGTTGTAGAATTTGTGAAATGCTCTGCGAGCACCACCTTCACATTTGGCGTAAACGACAGATCCGTGAAACGTGCCTGTTACAATGTATGCTTTCATTTGGTTGAGCGCCCACTTTTCCGGCGTGTGTTCTGTGTCTTTCATTTGTTGTTGTTTTTGTTGATTTCATATTGATTGCATCCGAAATTGGCATCTGTGCGAATTCCTAATAATTCGCGTACGATGTTTATTTTTTGTTGTTTTGTATTTGGAAGTTCATCAATAAATTTCATAGCCCATTCCTCACTTGTGCTGTTTCGGACTCTCCAATCAGGATTACAGCAAATGCCCCGCGTGTCTGATTTAATGCGCCAAAATTTGCAGTTTTTGCAGGTGTTTTTCATCCGTTGTTGTTTTGAAAAATGTTGATATTGCCGTGATTGTCCACGATATTGATATTGATTTGACCATGCACCCTGCCCGGCGTTTCTTCCTTCGCTTCGCTGCCACCGCTACCGATCAACCCCGAAAGCGCCAACCATCCGCCGAAAACGCCGACTGCGCAGCCGGCAA